CAGTTTTCTGGTATTCCTTGGCTTTATCCATCAGCAACGAGTTATCGCTCATCGCGCCTTGGATCCCCGCTAAGCGGATCGCCCAGGTTGCCGCCAGTGTTTTCAAGCGGTCATTGGGCAAGGTCACATCGGCGGGATCGATGCCGCGCTCCCACAGCACGCCGTCCACATAGACATCGGCGTCTTCAACATTGGCTTGTGTCACCGTTACAGCGGGATCGACGCAATCGGTTGTTTGTGCGTATTTACTGGCCATTGGCAATAATCCTCGCTAAAACAGACAGGGCGGCGGCTTGCAGGTGCTCGCCACGCGCAGCGCTATCGGCAAAAAAGAACGGGTGCGGTCGACTGCCGGGATGATTGATTACCCTGGCAAAACCAAACCCAGCACCGCCGCCCACGGGGAAACGCAACGCTTGCCGGTTTCTAGGGCGAATCACATGCGGCTGAGTGCCCTGTTCGACAAATCCGGCATACGCCGCATTGGCATAAACGTCAGCACTATCATTGCCGGCAGGTCGCCAACCGATCGATTGCGCCAATTGACCGCTACGGCCGGTAAAGCTCCGGCCGGATTGAATCAGGTCCAGGGTGTCGTCAACATAACTCTCAGCCATCGCATTAGCGACAAGCTGGGCGTTTCGTGGATTACGCAACGCGGCCAATACCGACGGCGCATTACCCAGGTCGAAAGTGATGCTGCTCATCTAGCCCCTGGCCTCATTTGAATCCGAGGCCGTCCCATTGGCGGCGTCCCCGTTAGCCACTGCCGCTGATGATGCATCATCAGCGGCAGCAGCAGAGCCATCAGTAGTTTCCGCATGTTCGCCCTCGCTTTGCTGTTCCCGATCAACGACCCAACCGCCGACCTTCCAGTTTTCGACTTCAGACGAATGCACATCGGCAGTGGTCGGACCGGCATAACCTTCAGGCGCATCATTGAGGCACATACATACCAACCCAGAACCTTCCTTTTCCGGTGGGGTTTTATCCTGGTCAACGGTCGATGTTTCTGCTTGCGAACCACCAACCGGTTTATCTTTCTTAGTAGCAGCCATGACGATTAACCCAACAACAGCGTAATATGCTCTGACTTGATGGCTTTCCAGCCCCAGGCAAGCCGCACATGAATAACGTTTTGCAAAAATTGCTTATAAAGCGCGATTTCAAACGTTAAACCGGTGACCGGATCGGTCAGCATAAAAGTATCGACTGCCACGTCGCCGCCTCCGGGCAAAGCGGGCGCGCGTGTCGCCAACACAATCGCATTGCGATGGAAAGCCAAATTAGCCCGATAACCATTACCCAGCGCCATGGCGACATCGTCGGCCAACGCTTTACGTAAGCCGGGCTTGTTCAGCGCCAGCGATCCGGCCGCTAAAGCCGTGCCGACAACGTACTTATCGGTATCGCCGGTAAACGTCACCACATCGCCCGCCAACACCGTACCGGTTCCGGTATCGACAGCGATACCGGTATCGCCGACCGCGTAACCGGCAAGTAAATTAGTCTGGTAGGCTGCGCCGGTGCCTTTGGTGTGAGCCAGCACTTGCGCCGAATTATGCAAGGCCAGCCCCTCAACCTCGGTCAACGTGCCTTTACGCAACAGCTCATCAGTACCGGCCTCATTAGCCTTGAATAGCCCTGACTGCTTGCCGCGAATATTGAACATGCCGGACGATCCAATGACCAAATGCCGGTCACCTTTAGGTGCGCCGTTGTCATCCAGGATTTGCTGCACCCCGGCGAAGTCGGTCAAGTCGCCCGCTGTAGCGAACGGCGTGGTTCCGGCTGTACCATAGGCGCGAGATGCAAACTTATAAGCGCCAGCCAGATCGGTTTCGATTTCGTTAGCCAGTTGTCGGAATGCCTGTTCGAACTGTTGCTTTAGGGTATCGTCAAAAGTACCGGCATTTTTCATGCCCAACGTTTGCTCGCCGTTCCATCGAATCGGGATATGCTTGGATTTAGTAATCTTAATACCGACATTACCGACAGTTTGATCCCCGGTGTCGGGCGGAGCAGCCCCCGGCGTATTATCGGCAGCCGTACCGATGCCGGCGACCGGAACCAGAACCTCCTGATCCAACGCCGCGCGCTCAACCATGGAGTTTCGTGATACCGCAGGAATAAAACCGACCAATTCGCGCGATACTACGTTCAGCGCGGCGTACATAGTCGGGATAAGATTGGTTAACGTATTAGCCATGGGTTTTTCCTATCTGTTTGAGTAATGGAGATTAAACGACGGCGCCGCCGTCTTTAATGAATTTGTTTCTAGCGGCAGCGTCCAGCTTTTCGAACTCTGCTCTGGCAAGCTGCTTGCCGCCGTCTATGTTTTGAGGAGTCCCTGAACCCGTGTCGCCCTGGGCCTTGGCCAGAAATGGTTTTTCTGTCAGCAATGCTTTAACGGCATCAGCGACAGGTTTGCCGTCGATAGTAACGTTGTCTTTATCGTCAACCACGGCCTTGCCGGCCAACAGGTCTTTAATAATCGCCGGATCAAGCGCTTCCGTAGACGCCGCCAATAATGCGTTACCAATCGCCGCCTGCTCATACTTGGTTTTGTATTTTTGCTCTCCGGCCTTATGACTGTCCGCCAGTTCCTGCAACTTACCCTGCTGTTGTAGTTGAGCCTCGGTAAACGCTTTTAAGTCACCGTGACCGGTCGCCTCTTTAAACTGAGCATTGAATTGCTCTTGCTGTTTCGTGAGGGCTTGATTGATTTGTGCCTGCACATCCGCAGCCGGAACACCGGCTGCGGGGGTGATAGTGGAGGTTGGGTTATTCGCGCCGCCTGTCCCGGCATTTTCGGGATTGGCGTTTGGATCGGTAGGTTCTGCCATTTTTCGGACTCCGGCTTAGGGTAAATTCAAATGTCCGGTACAGAATAAACAACGCGCATAAAAAAGCCCCGACGGAACAAGTTCCGCGGAGCTCTTCGGGCATTAAGAATTAGATCAGCAATAAAGTTAAGTAATAATACCTAGTCAACATCGACAGGAACCCATTTAAATTGCACTTAATTTTAACGATAATAAAAAAGTACTACCGTAGGCTGGCTTAGGTATTTTTTGCGCCTGTAACGCGTTATTTTTTGGGGAGTATAAACCCAATCACCTGGCCGAGCGAATATTAACGATTTTGCCTGATTTCAGCACCACTTCCAGCTGTTCGCGGGCGAGCTGGCTCTCAGCATTCAAAAACGCTAACAGCCCGGCCAGACGGTCGCGGTTGACCGCATGCAAATCGGTCTCGGGTATCAGCAGATCGCTAACCGCTTGCTGACATGAGGCAATATGATTAAGCCGGTCCAGGGCTTCAATCAATGGATTTTGCGGGCTCATTGTTCGCCATCCAGTTGCGCTAAACGGGACAGCAGCGCAGAGCGTTCGGCCTCTACCAGGGTTTCCAGGGCTTCCTCGACCGACTCACGCGGCAAGGCCGTCTGTGACGCGGACAGTGGGTACTTACCGTTGATCAATAAACTCACTGCCGTCGTTGAAATGCGCAGTGTCCGGGCGATGTCGCCCATGCTCATGCCTTGTGCCCTGAGCGCCAACACCTGAGCCTCTATCGCACGGGTTACCTTGATCTTGCCTTTCTGGTTAATTTCCAGCAGGCCGATATAGCGGGCGGTGACTTCGAGTTTTTGCGCTTGCTGCACTGATACTTCGGCCAAAGTGCCCATGTGGGTTGCCATCGTGGTCATCACGCTTTCAAGACGATCCAGGCGAGCTTCAACGCTGGCGGGTGCGGCTGGCGTAGCTTGGGGCGCGGGCTGGCGACCTTTGACTAAAGCTGCATAGGCGCGGATGACCTGCAAATGGAAGGTTGGACTGACCCACATCGCATAAGGGTAAACCAGTTCCTCGACCACATAAGTCCCCTGGTCCATGAAGAAGCTTTTGACGATATTGACAGGTTCAATATGGACTTTATCGGTTTCAGGATTTCCTGAATCCGATAAAATCAATGAGTTACGCAATTCTGTGATAAATTCTTGGGTTTGCTGATTACGTAACCAGTAACTTGGAGAATGACGGCTTGCGCCGCCTGATGCTTTATGCAAATCAACAAGGTTAAAACGGCCTTGCTTATCCTGACGGATGGTGATGTTAGCTATGACGGGTGTTAATTGGTTCATGATAGTTCTCCTTGTGAAAAATTAAGAAGACCATCGCTTAGTTGCTTGGGCGATGGACTGACACAGGTTGCAACAACCGCCCACAAGGAAGCGGCCCGCGCGAACGCGGCCTGTGCCAGCCCACCATAAACTGAAAAACGGTAGACATAAAAAAAGCGCTGTGATGCGCTGGCATCTTGTGGTTATAAACGGGGTTGCAATCCCGGCACTGGATTTTGCCAGAGCGGGATCAGGTTAAATCTTCGTTTGGGTTTTGTCAAAACTATTTCATAAACACCTCCTGGGTCATCAAGCCCAAGCCATCTGCTCTAATCAAATCCTCCAGCTTCGCACCGTCCTTGATGGCCGTTTGCGCCCAGTTCGGCAATAACCGGTTGCGCCGATCCGGCGGACTGTTCCTGACAAACTCGACGTAATTCGTTGAGCCGTTTTGCTTGATCGGCGTAACGCGAGGGATCAGCAAACACATGCAATGCGGGTGGGCTTTATGACGTGGCACGGCCTCTTTAGTCCATACGCCTTTACCCAGGCCCATCTCAATCGATGCGTAATAATCGCAAATGTCGGTGACCGGGTGACTGGACGATAAGCGCCATTGATAGCCGATGATGGTATCGTCGCCTTCAGTCGAAGCAATCACCGCCCGATGCGCGGCGGTCGCCATTTCGGTGCGGGCAATACGCTTCAGGTTGTACAGCTGCTTGTCGTACAGCCACCACTTGACCGCCTTATCGACCAGCTCCTCGGAACCTTTATCAACCGCCTTCTTGATTTGATCGAGCACCCGTTCGGCGGCATGACGGGAACCGGTGCTCTTGAGCATCGAAATACGCTCTTCTGCCTCGCCGACTACGACCTTCCAGGAAGATTTGGCTTCCGGTTCATGAATCAGCGCCGTGGCCGATGCGTGCAGTTCCGTGACCCAGTCATCGGCGTGATCGGTGACAATTTTAAAGCGGTTGCCGCCGCGCTCAATAGCCCGCTGCATATCATACAGCACGGCGTTAACGGCTTTGCCCTGCCGGATACCGGCCTGCAACTGTTGTTGCACACCGGTACGGGTGTCTTTTTTCCAGCGCCAAAGCCGGTCGGATAAGGTCAATCCATCCGGCCAAGCCTCGACAAAGGCTTGCTCGGCCAGCTTTAACACCGTTTCGGATTGCAGGCTCACAGCGGTCAACGGCAAACCGGCAGCTACAGCAACAGCGCTGCCGATGGCGTCCTTAATAACATGATTAATGCCGCTTAAATGGCTATTCAGGGCGGCTTCAGCGTCGCCTGACAGCTGCCAGCCTTCGGCCTGTAACTTTGCTACAAATTGCTTGATAAAAGCGCTGGTGTCAGCGGTTATCTGACCGTCGCGCTTGAGGATTTCTTGTGCGAGGCGTTTGTAGAGCTGCTCGTAGTCGGTCATAGCTTAATCTGGAGTTCAAAGCTTGCTTTGAATGTCCAAAGCAAGCTTTGAACTCCAGCGCAAGGCATTAGGCCGTCGCCTGGGCATTCATCGCCTCTTCAATTTGTTTCTTTACATCGTATAAGTAGCCATCAATGTTCACGGCCTTACCTGTATCCAATTGAATTTCAACACCAGTTATGCCGTTGTAATTAATTGGACGAAAATGCGTAATACGGTCAGCTACGATAAATACCTCGCCAGCACCGACCCCATAACCTCTAAAAGTGATAACCTTACTCATGCCCCGGCCTGCTGCGCTAACCGATCCCCGTAAGTATCCCCCTGGGCGTCAATCTCCTTATCAATCGCCGTCATCACCGACGGCGAGGTATCGTTACCCAAAATCTGCTTGGCCAGGCGTTTTTTCAGCGCCTTGTCAAACTCGCTCCCCATACCCAGACTGACCGAATCCATTGCGGTGGCTATCGCCTGTTGCAAATCTGTCAAATTAAAATCGTTCGGATAAGCGATATTGCCGCTAAAAGTCTGACCCTGCCACAAATACACCAGGTCGGCGATTTCATTCTCAGCGGTCTCTGCCATCTCGCTCATACCGCGCAAAGAGCTGTTGGCTTCCTGGAAATGGAATGACAGCGCGACACCGCTTTGCTGCACGCCGCCGACAAACTCCAGATTGGCAACCCGGTAAATATCCTCAATCGTCGCGGCGATCTGCTTCATGTACAAATCAACCGGATCGGGCGGCGGCGCGACAAATCCGGGTTTACCGCCGCCTGCCGGATTATACGAAATCGCATTTTCAGTACCGACGGTCATGTCATTCAGCTTCTGGGCTTCGGCCGGATCATTAACCGGTATGGCGAGTATCGCAAACGTTTGCGACCGGAACAGCTCGCGCAGCTCAGAACGCTGGTTGTATAAATCCCAGTTCAGGTTGGCCAGATCATAAACCCAGCTTTGTGATTTGCTGTCAGTCGGATTCAGCGGTTTAGCGATATGCAGCCGCACCACCGGCACCCGGCCCAGCTTGTAATCGCCTTGTTCGGCTTTGCCATCCTTGATAACTACCTCATTACCCTCAAGATCTTTGGTTAACTTCCAGCCGGTACGGGTAAAGGTGCGATAAACCGTATCGGAGCCGTTCTGCTCGCTAAACGTCACCGAGGTCCAAGCGCCGACGTTATCCTTTTGCTCGCCGACCAATTGACCGGGCAAGCGCAAGGCCAGATAAGGCAGGGACTGGTTAGCCTTGGTCGGGCCTTGGGTTTTGGGTTTATCGACAATGATATACACAGTGCCAAGGATCATCGCCAAGCGTTGATAGGTAAACAGCAAACTATCCAGCTTGGTGCCTGCGCCGTTGGCGTTGCCTGTAAATTGGGTATACAGTTCGTCAACCTCGCGGCTTGGCGCTTGTTTCCACAAAAATCCCATCATCACATCGACGATTTTTCGGGTGAAATTGGGATAAACGGCCAGCTCTTTGCGCCGATCCAGCTTTGCGGTCGATTCGCGCGGGTGTGCAATCAGGTATTCGCCGGTCGCAAAGCCGCCCTGGCCGGAGTAGGCGTCGAGTAAAAATTGATCGGAAGTGCGGTTTACAGCCACGGCAAACTCCAGGCCCGATAATCGGCCTTTTTCTTGTTAGGGTTACGTTTCCAAAACAGGTACTGCGACATCGAGTCAACCTGATCGTCATGTTTAACGGCCGGAAAATTGGTGCATTCGTTCTCGAACTCGGCCGACCAAGGCACGGTATGCTCGTCAGGCAGCCAGACTCGGCCAGACTCAATAGCCGATGATTCCACGCTCATCCGTGTGACTTTGTCGCCTTCCGGTTCGATCATAATCACGCTGTATCCGGGCAACTCTTTCAATTCCTGGCCTAAAGCCGTGCCGTGTCCTTTGTCCTCGATCAGAATCGCACTCGGGTTCCAGCGCTTCTTTTGTTCGATTGCAGCCCGCTTGAGCTTTGGGTATTCCAGCTTTTCCCGGTACACATCCAGTAAATAATCATCGCCTTCTTCAGTCTCGCCCCAGGTCGTGCAAACGTTGTAATCGTTTTTCAGCGCCGCTTTTTGCGCGGTGTCCCAACTCTGCACAATCCGGGTAAAGCGCGGCTTGTAGCGGTAGCGCTTAAACCAAGTAATATTGATAATATCGCCTTCAACCGCCGCCGGACGGCCCTGGTACAGCGAGTAATAACTGCGGCCCAGGATCGTCCTCAGCTTAGCCAGCGCGGCTTCGTTAAACCGGGCCGGACATAAAGCCGCGCCGACCGGTCGCCCCAACGGATCACCGTATTCGGCTTCAGCGGCCAGGTTAATAACTTCAAAATCATCGGCAAAGTCGCTCTTCAGGATGCGGCCGACCAGGTCGTCTTCGTGCCAGCGGGTCATAATGATGATCATCACGCCACCGGGTTCCAGCCGGGTAAAAATGTCGTCGGTAAACCAGTCCCATATTTTTTCCCGATAGGTTTCCGAGTTGGCTTCTTCGCGGGACTTGACCGGATCGTCAATAATGATCAGGTTGGCACCGTGACCGGTAACCCCGCCGCCAGCACCGACCGCACGCAGACCGCCGCCTTCTGAGGTTTCCCATTCGCTGGTAGTATTGGCATCTTTCGCTAAGGCCATGCGCGGTGCAGCAATGCGCCGAGTCTTCCTGCTGAACTTTAACGATAAAGCGGCGTTATAGGCCCCAACAATGGTGCGCAACTTCGGCCAGCGTTCCATCAAATACGCGGGATAACGCACCGTCACCTGTTCGGATTTACCGTGCCTCGGCGGCACCGATAAGATCAAATGACGGGGCTTGTGGTCCGAAACCTCGCCTCGTAGTGACTGCTCCAGCATATCGTTGATCGGCTCAAGCCGGGATCGGATATAAGCCAAATGCGGCCAATCCCACCGGAACTCGGGACTGGCCTGACGGCACCACTCGCCAAAAGACAGCGCTGTACTGTTTTCGCCGTTCTCGGCCTCGGCCAGGACAGCTTCGGCGATATCCGAAACTTCGCCTAAAAACTCTTTGCGGACGCGTTTAGCCATTGGCCAACATTTCAGCAAACGGCTTTAAAACCACGGCGAAGGCTTTTTTCATATCCGGGAACTTCTCGGCAATAAAATCCCGCAGGCGTTTAATCACGTCCATCCGGGCCTTGTACACGGCCTCTTCGAGTTCGGCCTTGTATTTTTGCGAGGCAATCTCAACCCGGCCCAGATCGGCCAGCGCTTTGGCGATCTTCGCGGTCGTCTCAGCCATCTGGTAAGGATTGTCGTCAGACTCTTCCGCTTCCCTCAATGCGGATGACAAGCGCAACAGCCGGGTTTGCAAGGTGCGGATGGTCGCATCGCGCACCACGCCTTCGGTATCTTCGTTATTAGCCATCGCGATCTTGGCAATGCGATAAGTCTGATTCGCCTCAGCCATATCGCGCTCGAAGCTTTCCTGAAACGATTTGCCGTAGCGGTTGGCCGCCATCACCGACACTTTCATGTCGATACCTTCAGCCTTCAACCGATCATTAAGCCAATCGGTCAGCCCCTGGTAATCGCTAAAGCCGCCCGCGACAAGCTCGGCCTCGAACTCTTCGCGGATTTTGGCCGGGACCTGGGTTTTAATCTTGGATCGGCGGCCCATGACTACCCGCCAAACGGCAACGGCCGCGCGATGCCCGGCACCTCAACCACGCCTTGCGCAATCTCCAATCCGGCAGGCGTCAGCACGGCAATATGCACACCGCCGGAGGTCCGGTCAACAATCGCATCCGCATTGTTTTCCAGCCAGGCCAGCTCGATATGCAGGTTATCCCGACTCAAAGTAAACCCTTGTTCGCGCAACGCTTTCAGCACCGTTTCCTGGTGGGCTTGATATTGCGCTTGCCGCTCTAAGATCAGCAAAATCAGCAGCCGGACTTGGGCGCGTTCATAAGTAGCCATTGTTTTTACCTTTTCTGCAATAATTGAATCAAATGCTGATCGATGCGGCTCATGTTCTTGGAGATTTCATCAAGACGGCCTTCCAACGGCCCGACGGTCTCCAGCACTTTGTCCATGCGCCGATGTACAACGCTTAAATCTTCTTTTGAAATGCCGTTTTCGACGTCGGTCTCAATCGCCGACAGCCGTTGCCCTTGCTCGCTGACTTGTTGGCTGATAGTCTTGACATCGTCCTGCACGTCTTTAATGTCATTCCGCAGGCTGTCTTTAACCGCCTTCAGTTCATCGGCCGCCGCTTTGTGCCGATTGCTAAACGCCACAAACAGCGCCAGGCCGAAATTCAACAGCAGCAACGACAACGTCCAAAAGTTAAAGTCGAAATTAATTGTTCCCATCAGGCACCTGTATTATTTTTGTTAAAGTGTATTAAGGCTTATTGCCTGACTTAAGGAGGCTTGCTGTCGCCAGCTGCCGTTGATGGCTCCCTGGGGCTATGGGTCGATTTAATAACCACTTCCAGCCGTTCTGCATACTGCCTTAGCATCCGGTTCCGCTCGGCGACACGCTCATAAACGGCATCGTTTAAGCAGCGTAATTCGGCGGAATTAATCGCCGGTAAAGCCGGTCGAACCGGCAGCGGCAGCGCTGTAGTGATCATCAGCGGTTGCGGCGGCGTTGCCGTGCAGCCCTGTATCATCAGACCAATCATTATCAAGATCAGTGCGAACAGCCAAATGTTGCGGGTTAGTATCACGGATAGTCTCCTGGCGTTGACGGGTTTCTAAAGCGGTTAGCGATTGATCCAGCTGAGTGCGGTGCTGTACTTGACCCTGCGCCGCCTCACTGATGGTTTTTTGCAAGGCGGCGTAGTGTTCGGCTTGCTGGGCTTTGTGTTTGTACGACAACGCGACAACGACCAGGATCAAAACGGCCACCAGCACGATTAACATAAAGACCATCATTTCAGGCGCACCCCGGTGGTTGTTAAGGTACGCAGGTAGATATTGCCCGATGACACCAGCATCATTAAGGCTAAATAGCTGCCGTCAGACAGATAGCTACGCAGTAAATCGGTATGGTCGACCAGCACAGCGAAAGCCGCTATAGCTAAGTTGAACCATAAGGTTTTGCTCTGTGCGATAGGCTTTGTTTCTTCCATTACGGGCTCCTGAATTAAATAATGTTGGCCAACTGAAAATGCATGCCGTCCGGCTTGGCCCACGTACCGCCCCAGTCAAAGCCGTTATCGGTAAAGCAGGCCACAAAACGAGGACTTAAATTAGGCGGCTTACCAAACTGGTTCCAGGCCGCATTGACATCGATCGCCAGTCCCCAGCTATGCAGACTCAGACTAGCTGCACCGCGCTTTCTACGGATATTGAAACAGCCGTCCCAAGTCTTCAGCTCCTTAACGCAGCCGGTCTCAATCAACGCCAAAAAGGCGGCGCTTAACGGCCCGACCATCCGTTTGTTGCAATAAATGCGTTTGGGTATGCAGCCGGTTTCTAACCACGTCGGCACATCAAACATCACCATGTCCTTTTCTTTAATAGGGTCGCCAAGGATTTGTTGGCATTGTTTTGCGCTTAACATCGTCTCTCCTGGTCTGGTCTGGTGCGCTTTTAACAGCGCCGCCTATGAAAATAATTGATCACGTAGTCGCGAACCCATTCACGCCAGATCGGCGGCACCTGTTCGACGGCGGCACGGCGTTGGTCCGCTGTAGTCAAAGCGATAATGGCGGCAGCGTAATGGCGAGGACGCGTCAACATGGGGGAGAGCATAAACGGCGAGCAAAAAAAAACGCCCTCGGAACAAGTTCCAGGGGCGTTTCAATTTGATTTATTTGATATTAAAACAGTAGTTTAGATCAACGTCAAATCCGTAGGGGCAATCCCTTGTGGTTGCCCTGATACACCACGAATTCAGGGCAACCACAAGGGATTGCCCCTACGTTGATTATTTCACCGGGCGAAGACTGACGACAACCTGACCCGAAGCCAGCGCCACCGTCAGCTGCTCCCTGGCCAGCTGGCGCTCGGCATCCAAAAACGCCAGCAGTCCGGCCAGCCGGTCGCGGTTGACGACATGCAGATCCGTTTCGGGTATCAGCAAATCAGTGACCGCTTCTTGGCAGGTGGCAATATGGTCGAGCCGGTCCAGGGCGTCGATAACCGGATTCATGCCGCCACCTCAATCACCTCGGCATCCGCATTATCGACCGCGGTTTTGCCGTCGGGCTTGGTCACCCAGCTATACAGCAGGTCGGCGACCTTTTGCGCGGCCCGATAGGTCTTCCAGCGCCGGTGAACGATGCGCGTCCAATACTCGCCGGTCTGGTAGTGGGTGTAGGTTTGGCGAATGGCGTACATTACACACCGCCTTGTTTATCTGCAATAGCCTTCTTGTAACGGAGATGATCTACACGCCCTTTAACGGCTTGATTAGTACGGCCTAACTGCCGTCCGATTTCGGTATGGTTAAAGCCTTGCGCTCTCATGGTTTCCGCAGTCTCATCTTCTTCTGGAGTCCAGGGACGGTACGGTTTTAACGGAACTGGCTGAGTTACCGGTTTTGCTGGGTCGCGTAAAGACAGATAATCTGCGCCACTGATAATCACTGGAACCGTCCTCAGGGCGTTTTCCGCTAAGGCATTAAGGCTATCGTATAAAGCCGTTCGATGCTGCTCAAATTCTGCCAGAGTTAACGGTTTAGAGACCGGTGCAAGTAATGGATGTAGGTAATTTCCTTCGCGCAACTGCCTTTCACAGTCCATGAAGTAACGACGGGCTTGCTTACCCTTGTCGTTGTGCTCGACCATTGCCAGCTCTTTTGCCATGCCCAAAGAGAGGTGGTATTCCTTAGTCGGACGGCCGCCTTGAGGTTTCGCCCCATTTTGGGCGAAACTGATAAAGTCTTGGTTTTCTTGAAAATCGTATTGATTAATGCGCTCTATAATCCATGATCGAAAATGTTTACCAACCTCTAAAAACGAATGCAATAACTTAGCATCGACCAGTTGAGCAGGTACGCCAGCGATTTCGCCAGCCAAGACGGGGATTAATTGATTATTCATGCTGAATTCCTTAGGGTAAATTAATATCCCGGCAACATGACGCCAATCATGGGTGCCGGACTGGACAGGTTGGCGTACCGGTTACCCACCGGCCAGCCTTTTTAGGGGCTGCCTGCCCAGCCCGACATAATGAAGAGCTGATGCAATGGCACAAAAAAACCGCATGAAGCGGCCATATGCCGGGTAAAAACCGAGACGCCAATCCCGCACGCTGGATTTTGCCAGCGCACGAACAGATTAGCCTCTCGGCCTGGGGTTTGTCAAATACTAAGTTTTTCAATCAGTCGGCAATCTCACGCCATCTGCAAACAGACTTGGCCAACCCGCTTTTAAAGCATTCGGACTGATGGCCTCTGAAACAAGTTGATAGGCGTTGTAACGGCCCTCCTTATGTTTTTCTAATACGCCTAGATTCGACATAATGTAAAAAAAGATATCGGCAGTGCGTTTTTCGAGGTTTAGGTCTTTGACGATGTCAACGCTTCGCGCACTACCCTTTTCAATCAAAATCGCTTTGATTGCTGTCCAATGTTGTAATCCATAGATGAGGCATTGCACATCAAATCTTGTCATTTCCCATCCCTGGATTGGATTATAGATTTCCTTTCCGTCTACTTGTTCGGCCAGGCCCAATAAGTATTCGAGACCAGGCTGCAAGGATTCGAGCGTTCCGCATTTCAATATCTCGTCAAGCATTTGATAAAACAATCGCTTGATCGTCCAGTCTTTTTGAAACCTGTCCCGGCGTTTTTGCTGAGAACGCTGGTAAATTTCGTCTGCATCCATTTCCCCTCCTAGTTTTCTCTAGTTCCCACGCGCCGCGTGGGAATTCAGGTTGCCCCGCGTTGCGGGGTGTATCTCAGTCATGTAGTCCCGTAGGGGGCGCATTGCGCCCCTTTCCGATACCGCCGGCCTCCCGAGCGGGACGTGGTTTGCAACCACGTCCCTAACGTTTCTGTGATGTCTAATCGTTTCCTGTGCTCTGTAGGGAGCATTAGCTAGGTAGGCCGGAATAAGACTACCCAAGCGTAGCGCGTGGTAGCGTTTCCGGCTGATTCGGGTGGTGCTATGGTTTGGGGTTTATATTCTTAGGGCCATTACAGTAATAATACTCAGCAACTGAACTCGGCTTGTCATATTGACTAGCTATCGATATTTCTATTGAAATGTCCTTTTGGCTTACTGGCGGCAATAAAACAACAGTATTAGCATTGAACTTTGTCGCACGCTGCTTATACCAGTCATGGCATTCATTGGCATCTACACTACATGCTTCCTGCATTTTATAAACACAACCCGATGCCGGGACACTGCTTTCAATTCGAACATATTGCCAGTTCGGGTATTTTAAATTTGTACATCCGAAAAGCTGAATACACGCCACTGCAATAAAGACTTTGTTGTTCATATCATTTCTCTCCTATTTCATCTAAAAAACTCGCCACCATACTGCAAAACTCAGCCGATGAATATCAGCCAAGGCTTACATCGCGCTGCCCAGTCTGCCTGTAATTAGGTGTGTTTGTTGAAATAGACACCGATTTTTCTAGTTCCCACGCGCTGCGTGGGAATTCAGGTTGTCCCGCGCTGCGGGCTGTTTCTCAGCGCAGCGCGCTATGACTGCGTTCCCACGCGGCGCGTGGGAACGAGGCTGGCGCTGGCGCTACAACAAATCCACAAACAAATCCAAGTTAGCCGATGGCTGGGCCTGTTCCACCCGCTTACGCAATTTGCGGATGCCGCGCTCGGTGTAGTGGTACTTCTCGGCCAGTTGGGCGTTCGAGGCACCGTTTGCATACTCGGTCACGATGGCCTTTTCTTTGGCCTGTTCTTTGAGCGCCCGGATCACGTAGGCGCAACGGTCGATCTCGATGCGCTCTTCGCCGTAGTAAGCGACCAGTTTAGTCAAGGCCTCCAGGCCGATATGTTCAACCAGCCAATGACCGGGTTTAACGTATTTGGGCACTTCCAGCCGCCTGCCGCCGCGCAACTCAACCAACTTCAGCGCCGCCGTCACGCCGACGACTTTGACCAATTCCGCGACGCGCTGCGGCAACAGGGCCAACGATGCGTCATCGATGTCCTGGGCCGCGAAGAAGCCGGTGTTGGGCGTGGCGCTCATCTCAGCCCTTATGCGCCAAGGCTTGGCCGCGTTTGCTTTGGACGGGTTTATGGATCGATACGTCGCTGGCTGCCGTAAGCCCGGCGGTGATTGCTTGCCAATCGGAGTCTTTTTTAGGTTGCGCGGCTTTGCGTTCGTCTTTGGTCAGAATGCCTCCCCAACGTTTGTCTTTGTAGGCTTCGATGGCGGTTTTATCCTGTTCGGTGCCGGCAAACTCGCGCACTTGATAGGCGATACGCCTAACCCAAGCATGGCAAAAGAGGTCGGTCATGCGCATTTTGTTTGCGCGTTTATAACGCTTTAACGTGGCGGCGTAGGCGGTACGGTCGTTGTTGATCTGACGGCGCAGTACGTCGAAGGTGTAGGCGGCGAGTTCCGGCTTTATTCCGAGGCCGATAAAATACATGTGGCTGTCTTGGTATCCCTGTCCCGATCCAAATACGGTGCCGCAGCCGAAGGCATCGGCTATCACGGCGCTGAGCTGTCCCAGATATTTTGGCGGGTTGTATTTGCCGCCGGCTTTGCTGGTTTTTTCATGGACTTGGCTGGCGGCCACGTCGCCGCTGGTCAGGTTGTATTTAGCCATTAACGCGTCAGCTTGGCGTTTGGCCGCTTCGGCTTCAGCAGGATTATCGGATGCGGCCAGCGCCAGGCATTTGGCTATTTTCCCGGCGATTTTTTTAAGTTCTTCGTCAGTCATTTGGGTCATGTCAGTTTCCGGTTGGTTTCGGGTTATCGCGTGCGGCCTTCACCGCCGCTTCAAGCTTTTCGATCTGCGGCAACAAGGCTTCGTCTTTGCTGCTGTCGTACAGTTTTTTGACGCCGAACAGGTCGTTCTGCAATCGCGTTAAAACGTGGTTTTGCAGGGATTTTGCCGCCGTTTTGGTCGGGGTAAAATCCAGGTATCTTTTTTCATGCAGCCAGCCTTGGGCCATTTTCCGCGCTTGCCCTTGCGGCAGTTCGCGCTTGGCTTCCTTGGCGGCGGCATCAATGATTTGCTGATACTCGGCATCGCTGAGGTTGCCTAACTGGCTCCAGCGCATGGCGGCTTCGTTGCGGCCTTGCCTCAGACCAAAGGCGAGCCAAAAGCCGTCAAACCAACGCTTTTGCCGAGCATCCATTTTCTGGTACCAGTCTTTGCCGTCACGCGGCTGGCTGGGCTTGTCGTCGCCGTAGCCTTTTTCGGTCAGGAAGTTATGCAGTTTCAGCGCATAATCCAGCGCCGCCTGGAATTTATCCTCGGGCGGCTGGCTGCGAACCATTACCGCCTGTACAAAGCGTTTTTTGCTCATTAATCAGCCTTCGCCTGGCTTTGTGCGGAAAAAATGGCAACTTCGACTTTGGATAACGCCAGTATTGTCGGCTTTAGCTCCGGCGGCATGTGTGTATATTTATTGCGGTTGAGCTGCAATAACTCTCGCCGCGTTATCAGTTGCAGGTTATCCGGCTCAAAGTTCAAGCGGTCACCATCCAGGAAAATAACTGTTGTCCCTTTGGGTTGTGGGCCGTGGACGGACTCCCGGGTCAGCCGGTGCTTTTGATGCCATACATTAGGATCTGCAATCTTTTTCCAAATATAGTTATCATCTCGCTTTATCTCGGTTCCGATAGGCAAGTGTGAATGCGGCATTTGTCCTTTTTTAAATTCGGTTCCTATTGATCTCCTGGGTGTTTTTACCCCGGTATTCCAGCTGACGTGCCCGGCAACAAACCGACCGCTATTTCCCGCTGCGATGCCATTACGTTGACACGCCTGCTTTATGGCAACGCCGCTAAGCTGGGTGTTAAAGCATTCGTTGAATGCAGTAACCAGTTCAGCCTGCACCATAATTGGCCGGTATTTACGTAGCCAGTCTATCTGCTGCACGGTGTAGCTATGCGACGCCATTGTCCATGCCTAGCATCTTGGGGATTTCTTTAATGGTTTGATCGCTTAATGCAATTTGCGCGTCCAAAGCTAATTTGCCGTTGGCTATGACTTGCGGGGCTACGCCGGTAATGGCCTTGGCTCGGCTGATTTCTATCGCCAGTTGATCTGGCTTTAAACTTTCATCACCCAGCCGCTCTAGCTGGGCAAATAAGTGGTTGTTTAAATCGGACAGTTTATTTTTCATATTTTCTCCGGATTAATCGAGGCTAAATGCCTAGTTGTTTTCGAGTTCCCAGTCATCCCGACACGCCGCATCGCACCAGCGCCGACCCTCGGCAACCGGCTCTTCGCAAAACAGGCAGGTTCCGATCGCAATGGCTTGCGGCTCGTCTTTACGGCTGGCATACAGGCTGGTTTTTATATTCAGTTCGTCAAAGCGACCGGCTAAATCTGCGTCATCCATTAGTGTATGGCTCCTGTTTTTATTTCTTTCATTTTTATTAAAGGCTTGTCACCGGCCTTGATGCTGTTGATAGCGCCTTGCAAGAAGCCCTGGCAAAATTCATCACCTTCTATTTGGCGCAACATGTCGATCAGTAATGTTATGACCATGCGTAGGTAGTTTTTGAATGGCTGCTCGCCCAAGCCAACATTCAATAACTCCTCAATACGTTGTAATATTTGTTGCATATCCATGCTACTTTCCTTCATTCAGTTTCTTTTGATGGATGGCCAGCGCGGCAATCACCTTGCTTAAATCGGCTTTAGTACACCATTCCAGGCGTTTTTTGCCGGTTAACCGCTCCAGCATTGACAGGGTCTTATCGTCTTTGCCTTGCTGCCGCGCTATCAGATATTCCCAGGGCAGTTTCATATCTGCCAACAGCGCTTCGATTTTTAATATCTGCGCTTTGTTGTCAGCGCTATGAGGGCGCTTGGCATAGGTCTTTTTGCCTTTAAAGCCTTTGCTTTTAAGGTATTCAAGCACCTTGGCCCGGCCGGTCGCTGACAGATCGGCCGCCGATGATACTTTAGCGATCTGCATCAGCATGTCCCGGTAAGTGTCGTCATCCATGCCAAGCTCTTTCTTGGCGATATGAATCTTGGCGAGTTCACTGGTCTTGTAGTCGGGCTTGCCCTTTGTTGGCGTAGCCATCACAACCTCGCAATATCCAACGGAATACCTTGCCACTCTGCTTCCGGGGTTTCGCGCTGGAAAAACTGCAAGTAGGATCGGCTGCCGACGATCTGGATGCTTTCGGCAATGTCATCCATAGCCGACTTCCACACCGGATGATCGATCTTGTAACGGCGCAGCTCCAGCACTTTTTGGGTATCGATAAACCCCGTTTTATCAACCCTAAATGCTTCATTAATCAGCACTTTGATGATGTCGTCAATGTCGCTGCTATGCGCTTTAATCAAGCCCTGCAATTTCTCCATGGCGTTATTGAGTTTTTCATTAAAAGCAATCTTGTCATTGATTTTTAGGCAGACTTTTTGGGTCGCGTTGTAGTTAATCAGCTGCAAGTTGCCTTTCCAGGCTTTACGCTTGGCGTTTTCCGAGACAATGCCGATCTTGGCTTGATGCTCGTTGTTGCTGACTTCGATGAAGGCGTCGATGTCGGCAAAGGTTTCTTGCTTAAAATCCTCTATCATTTTTGATAGCGCTTGCGCCCTGGCGATGCGGTTATTAACCAGTTTGTCGCGCGCTAAATCGGTCAGGTTGATGATGTCGATCGGACAAAACCGGCCTTTGGCGTCGGCCATCATCGGGGTTGCCGGGTCTTTTTTTATTTCGGCCACATTTTCGTATAAGTCTCTGATTTTAAGCAGACTGTTTGTCACAAATTCTTTAGGGGTCATCGTTAGTCCTCAAGTTTCAGTAAATCGTCAATTAATTGGTTACAAATTTGAGCGGCGGTGATCGTGATGGCCTGCCACCAGTCGTCTCTGACTGCCGTCAACAGCGCCACCACAACCAGGAACACCCAACTCAACTGCCATACCACGACAATGGCGTCATTCATAACATCCCCAGCCGTTCCAGTTTTTTGGCATCAGCCCGGTTTCTTGCCTGCCGGTAGGCTAATTTTTTATCCAACAGCCATTGCCGGACCCGTTCCCACAATTCCGCCCGTTCGGCCGCTCTTAATAACTCGCTCTTTTTCATACCGCCTCGCTCCAAACAACCTGACAGCCGCACACATGGGCTGATTTTTTAATATGCAATTCATCTTCGCTGTGCCGGGTCTGACCGATAGCTACCCCGCGCAAGCTACGGGTGCTCGGGCAGTTAGCGACATCAATGACCGGCGTAGCGGTTTTAAAGTTAATCAGCTGCACTTCAATGCCTTGCTCAACCAGCATTTGCACAGCCTGGCACACTAACTTGGACTTGCGCCGGATCAGCGCCATGTCGGCATAATGTTTATTGGTTTTATGAATCATGATGCTCTCCCTTCATATTAAGAGCGGGACGACGAATAAAATCCTGAGCCATGTCCATGTCAATACGCCGCGGATAATGAGTGCGTACCCAGGTCAACACGGCTTGACGACTCCAGCGTCGCGGTTCTTTTGCTACCGGCTGCGGAAAATCGGTCAGGTACGGACCTATCGATAACCACACTAGCCATGCCGCTTCACTTAATTCAATCAACCTGTCGCCTATCTCCGGTTTTTCGGGTTGGTCCAAAAGCTCAATCTCTACCGCGATGTGCTGCAAGGTTTGGGTTAGCGAATGCACCAAATATCCGGCATCGGTAATGCCGTCGTCGGTGGCTTCTTTGCTATAACGTACGGAAAAACCGATTTTTGCAGCGCCGTTTAACGGCAAATCGGCAATGGTAATGACCGCTCTCATGACTGCTTACCGTTGAGTTGATCCAGCACGGCCTTATTTTTACTGCTCAACGTTATTTCAAACGCTTTGCCGTCGCCATCGGTAATGATCAGGTTCATGTAGTAATAACCAGGCTGAGCCTCAATGCTGCCAACCGGAATGGCGGTAATGCTTTTAATGTCCTCAAGAACCAGTAACGCCGCCATCACTCACCCCCTAAGCTTTGATAAGCCTGCTTAATCGCGCCCAATTGCAACGCCTCACCGGCACCCAGTGCCAACATGGAAGCCAGTCGCAATGTTTCTGTGACCATGCCTAGCGCTCCGGGTTTCGAGGCAATCTTGGCGCAATAATCAACCAGGGATCGACCGGCGCTACCGTCAATCGTCAGCCCCCACGCCCACAAAATGACCGTGACATCCTCGCGGGTCGGCTGTTTTAAGGCTTGTTTCTTGCTGATCCGTCTAAATAGCGGTGCATTCAGCTCTGATCTACGCCCGGCCAGGTTGCTGTAGGCTTGTTCTGAGCCGACATAGGCCACGCCGATCTTGGCGACGTCGAAAATGTTCTTGATGCCCCACAAGGCATCGGTAGACAGCAATTGGGATTCATCCAGGATCAACAGCCCTTGGGTGCCTTTTAGCCGGGCAATCACTTCATCCTCTAAATCAGCCGTGCGGTGGCTAAAACCGCGCAAGCCAACGGCTGACGCAATCCGTCGTAAACAGGCCGGATAAGACGCGGCGGATGGCGAACAGGTCACCACGAAGACATTAGGATGTTGTGTGGCGAAAGCTTCGCAGGTACTGGTCTTGCCAACACCGGCGCCGCCGAAGACACACACCGACACTTTAGCCATCCGCGCATAGGCCAGGGTGGAGAAAATCTTCTCCGCGGTCGGTGTTTTCACCCAATCCGGAGCATTGGGCATTTCCGCCCGCTGCATGGCTGAGTCTTTGCGGGTTTCCAGCCAGATTGTCAGCTGTTGCTCGATCTTGTCATTGTCGCCCTGGTATTTGTCCTGCAACCATTGGTTGAGTTTGCTGCCGCCCGATGATTCAATCCCTGCTTCTTTACTGGCTTGGGCTTGGCTTAGGCCTGCTGTCGCTATCTCTTTTCTCACTCGCTCACGCAAGTCGTTTTGTTTTTCCATAGTCATTTTTGCTATACTCCAGTTTCTTGTTGTAGGGGCAAATTGATTCGCCCTTGTTGTAAAACGGCTGTTAAGCCGCGTTTTAAAAGGGCTTTTGGTTGCAGCCAAAGGCCTTTATTTATTATCTGATTCAGCTTTTTTAAGCATTTCCCCTTGCTGCCAACGCATCCCCAATACCTGCTGAATTTCGTTGAATGCCCGGTCTTGAGCAAGACCGCCATGCTCACGCCTATCCAGAGCTAAGTAATATTGATTTATCGCCACATGCACCTTAAGCAATCTTACTGATGATTTTTCCCAAAATTCGTTAAGAACACCCGCATCATCAGGCTTTGCTATCTCATTACAGATTAAGTCAATAGCCATACCGATCATGATCCAATCGCCGCAATTCAATTCCTGATTTGATGCGGCCTTGCTTTCTAAGTGTTCAAAGGCTTTCTTCAGATGAACCAATACTTCTCTGTCCATTTTCTACCCTCCCATCATCGCAATCGCTTTACTAAACACCGCGTCAGCATCAATCACCTGACCCGATTCCCCATCAAACCCTTGATCCAGCGGTTTGTTAAACAACCCCGTGACCACCTTGCTCTCGGGCTTATCAGGCTCACTCAATGCCGGTAACTTATCGTTATGCAGCTTTTGAATCGCCTTCACTTCGCCCGCCTGTTTCTTAACCAGCTTGTTAATCCGCTTGGTCCGTTTCATGTACTCGGCTCCGGCCTCTTTGTCGGTAAAGCCGACCGACGCCTCATGCTGCGCGGTCATCAGATACTTACCTTCCAAACTGTAAATATCGACGTCATTGGTCAGATCGTCCGGGTCGTAAAACACGCCGACATCATGCCCCCGGTATTCGTTCAGCCCTTCGCACCAATAGCGGTTGCTGCCCAGCTGGCTTTTGCCCGCCTTGATCGACACCATGCCGTTATTACTGTTGGCCTTGACCACTTCGATCGACAACATCAACAATCGCCGCTGTGCTTCGGTGGCTTTACGCGGTGCCCAGCTGACAAACGATTTCTCATAAGCCTGATCAAAACTCATCACCCCGCCGCAGACCGGCGACCGGCGCTTTTCCTGGGCGTTATGCCGGATCACTTCATACTCAATGGCTTCCCGCAATTCGACTGACGTAATCGCGGTCGCCTTGCTAAAACCCCGGTCGCGGATTTTTGGGTTAGTCGCCACCTTGTCATGGATGCCGCCGATGCCAAACGCCCGTTCTACGGGCTTGCTGCCCGGCGAGGCGATGGTATGATCGGGATCGGTAAAATGCACATCCATGCCCAGCATTAACAGCATGCCCAGCGGGTCGTTCGGCTGGTTGCCGAACCGGTGCCGACCTTGAGCGCCGCCGGTCATCATCTTGTTAGCCGCCACGCGGGTGTTATCCACCTGCAAATAGCTGGGCAAAAAATGCCCGGTCATGTCGTAGGTAGCCAGCCTAAATAAATCGGTGCTTTCGGTCTTGCCCAGCCTCCAGGCAATAATCTTGCCGCTATATAAATCCTGCCAAACCCACGCCGTTGACGTGTTGATGATTTCGCCGTCCGGCCATTCGACCCACAGCTTGTCAAACTTCAAGCCGTCGCCCGATACCGCCTCACCGGCGCGGAATACGGTTTTGTCACGCATTTGGAACGGTGTCAGCAAGCGGAAGGCTTCCGGGCCTTGACGCATATAGGTAATGATGCCGACCGAATATTCGGCCTCCAGACGCCGCCGTAACGTGGCTTCGCCGGGGATGGTCCAACCGTTTGCTTTCGCCATGTCTTCGGTGCGCCGATGGCAATCCTTAAAAGACGGTTGCCGCCGGTGCAGGTACAGCTGCACGTAATATTCAAACGCCTCCGGCGAGCAGTCGGCCAGTTTGGTGCGGCCGGTATAGCAACCGGACAGCGCCGGGGCGTAATCGGCCACATCGAAGTTAATGCATCCAGGCTTGCCCGGTTTTCCCAGCCACCAGTTTTGCAAGGTGCGCCAAGAGGGACACACCGCAGGATTAGCGGCGGCAACCTGTCGCATCAAGGTATTCAACGGTACTTTTTTTGCTCGCAGCGGCGAGTTTTCAGCGCGGCGGTCATTTGTAATACCATCACCATCAGGGATAGGGCTTCCATGTTTCCGTTCGCCCTGAGCTTGTCGAAGGGCAAACATCCGACGTTTGTCTTCGTCGATCAGTTTTTTAAGTTGCACCACCACTTCGGCCTGCCGATAGGCTTTGCCTTGAACCTTGGCTGTCTTGCGGCGAAAGTGCTCCCAATCAATGTAAAACTCAGGCTTATCCGGCATTTCGGCGTGGGCTTGGTCGACTAATACCTGTATTTCAGGGCTAGCCTTGGGTAACTGGTCTTTGTACAGTTCGGCGAATTCGTTTTTTCCGGCTTGCAAGGTCAGATAAATTCGCGTTTCTTTAGGCAACGCCGACAGCGGGTATTCCTTGCCGCCGCCTTTGCCGGTGCGAGGACGACTAGCCCAATTATTGTCACTTGCTAACCTATTAACTGAGCGCTTTGTACTTGGCATTCCGGCTAAGCCAGCTAACTCCTGAGCGCTGTAATAAGTTTCTGAATCCTGACTCATTCTACTGTCCTAACGTTTGGGCGGAGGCCATTGACCGTGCTAAGCTTTGATTTCCACAACCTTACCCAAACCGGATGACCTCCATGAAACTTGATAGAACCCTTCAAAAACAGCTGCTTGAGCAAATGGCAGAAGCCTACCCAGAACAAATAAATGTTGGCAGTAAAAGAGAGCTCGGCGATCCTGTTACGATTAATCTTTGGTATTTGGAGCAGCACGGGCTGATCGAGGCTACAAAGTCCAAGGCGATTAATGCTCCGCCCTACGTTGCTTCGGCTGCAATTACCCATCGAGGCCTTGATTTTCTCGCCGATGACGGTGGTCTCTCGGCCATTCTTGACACGGTTACTGTCAAATTGCATGCCGACACTATTCGCGATCTTCTGGAAGCCAGAATCACCAATTCTGATATGCCGGAAATCGACAAAAAGCGCCTTATTGACCACATCCGTTCCCTGCCATCTGAGGGGCTGAAGACGGCAACAGCACATCTTGTTGAGCTGGGGCTGGATCATTTGACCGACGCCATTCCGCTGCTGCAAAAATTGCTTGGTTTTTGACGTTACTCAAATGAGTAAATCGCATCCACCCCATAAAGTCCCCGGTGGGTGCGGTAAATTCCAGCCAAAAGCCGTTCTCCAACGCGCTTCTAGTCGGACGATCAATAGAAATCATCAACTCAAAACAAGCGTCTTTCGTTCTGCCGTTGTCTATCCAGGCGTCATATCCTGTTATAGATGGAAATCCGTTCTGCTCCTGATTCATTTCTGTTCTCCCAATACTTTATTAATCATTAACCCACATTACTTTTCATCCGCTTCAAATCTTTCAAGCGGCCATTCATCTCCTTCAACATCTCGTCCCTCATCAACTGAATCTTGCCGATTTCGGCATCCAAAGCATCCGCCCCATAAGCCACCCGCCCGCCGCGCTTAGCCACCAACCAATTGGTTAAATGATGTCCGGCGCAAACCGTTTCCAAGATCGGCGCTAACCAAAACGGCAACGCATGATCCAGCCGCGCCGGTGAGCAATACGCATCCAGCATGTGCTTTGAAACGTCCTTGTCTGCCAACCGGCTAACCTCGGCGCTGAGCAGATAGCGGTCTTTGATGCCCGATTCAGCGAGCAATAAACTGACAATTTCTGAGACCTCTCTCGCATATTGAGACTCGCCGGGAACAACCACATCAACGGTTGGAATCTCGAAAATGTCTAACGTCTGCGTATCTTTTACCTTGGCCATGTCAAGCCGCCTTGCGTTTTTTTACGTTGCGGTGTTTTGATAAATCCGTATCATTAACAACAGCTTTTCGCCCAGGACCGCCCCGGTTAGGTACGCCAATCTCATGACCGTCGGCGTCAATACTGACGTTGTAACGGCTAGGCCAGAGCAGCCAGGGCGTAACATTGCTAAGGGCTCCATCCTCGGCGATAGCTTCGGCAATCAAGCGTTCAGCCTTGGGCCAGGGTTTGACCAGCGCATTCTTCAGCGCGGTCGGACAGAGCCCGTGGTGGACGGATAACCGACGCAACGACCAACCTGCTATACGCAAAGCCGCCACGACATGGGCAGGGTGCCAGTCTTTAGGACTGGCTTTTTTTGGGGTGTTTAATGTCTTCATGGGTATATACGATAGCGAACTAAAGTAACAATGTAAATACTTTAGTGAGAATATATTTTTTTATGTCCCAGTTGTCCCACTTAATTAATACTAAAGTAATGTATGTATTTTACTAAAATAACAATAGGATTCATGTACTTATGCTAACTGGGACAGATAATCCCGCTATGGCTCTCAATGTCCCAGTTAGCGCGGCTAACTGGGACAGTTTTGCCGACAGAATTGAGCTATTAATTAGCATTGCCGGAAGCGGTTCTGAGTTTTCGAGAAAGTGTGGTGTATCGGATTCTACTGTCAGGAAATGGCGAAACAGCGAGTCTGACCCAACCAGAAAACGCTTGCTTGCGATTGCTGAAGCTTTTGATGTGACTTTAGTGTGGCTTTTAACGGGTGAAGGGGAAATGTATGCACAACAGCCGCAAGGCGACCTTCGCACCAGTTCTGGCGGCGCGAAGCTGCGCGACCCGGCGACTCGATCCGCTGCTTTAGCGCTTTCAGATCAAGCCCATAGCAATGAAACAGAAGCTGTTTGGGATGAATTCGCTTTGGTGCCGGTGTACGACGTCCAAGCCTCAGCAGGCTACGGTAGCCTTGTCGAATCAGAGCTTCAGGCCGGACAATTGGCCTTTAAAAAATCCTGGTTAAAAGAAAAAGGCTTACAAGTCGGCCACTTAGCCATAATTACTGCAAAAGGCGATTCGATGGAGCAAACTATTTGTGATGGAGATACACTATTGGTTGATACCCGCGTCGACAAAATAATTGATGACTCAATATATATAGTACAAGCCGACCATCATTTAATCGTAAAGCGCCTGCAACAAGCCTTTGACGGCTCTGTATCCATCATCAGCGACAATCCCAGGTATAAAGAACAGACACTTAACCCAGAGCAAGCCAAAAATTTAAAAATAGCCGGCCGCGTCTGCTGGTACGGTCATGAAATTTAAATAAAAAAAGAGACCATTTGGAGGTAGTCCTCGAAATGGTCTCTTTTAAATGCTGAAAGGGCAAAAAAGCAGAATTTTTAAATGACTTTTAAACGCTTAAACAATGAATCTTAAATATCGCAATTTATTTGGCGCAAAACATGAAAAACTACCAAAATTCATTTTTATCGCAAACTCAAACGAAAACACGAAAATTGCTTTAACTATCTGTTTTTATACCTGTATATACCGCTTTATAACGTTTCCCCCTTTATCGCATTCCTTCTGGTCCCTCACAC